GGACAGATGGGCTGAGGTCTGTTGCCACTGTCATGGGACAAGAAAAGCACCCAACCGAGCCTACGATGGGCTGCGGGAGGTGGTCAGGGAGAGATGCACGTTCCATAGCTTAGTGGAGAATATTGAGTGCATCTGCATTGGTGGACATGTCTCTATGGATGGACAGGTTCACTACCCGTGTCAGGCTTGCGGAGGCACCGGCTACTCCCCCCGCTCCTGGGAAGGGAAACTGGATGGAGAGCTCGAGGGGGCCTTGATTAAGGCCGTCGGTAAAATGGTAGAGTATCCAGCCTACATGCCTGGCATGGTTGAACTGTTCAGCACACTTTTACAACTGATCGCCCAGGAAGGTGACACCAGTGAGGCCGCTGTCCAGGCGGTGCTGGAGGCGCTGAGGTGAGACTGGACTACGACCGGCTGTACATCATCGGCTCTTCCGTGAAGGACATGACGCACCTGGCCTACAAGGGTAAGTGGTCTGACTGTATCTCTCAGGTGTGCCTACCGAACATCCCCGTCATGGCAGTTCATTCCTGTGAAGCTCAGATGGGTGATGAAGGCTACCCGGCGGGTAGGCGAGACGCCGAGTTCTGGGACGAGCACTACAACGAGGTCATCTGCCCCACCTGTCTAAAGAGGGCGGCTGGGTGAACGAACTGTCCCTATTCTCCGGCTACGGCGGTTTCAGCCTCGGCCTACGGCTTGCCGGGCTGGATGTGCGCACCGTAGGCTACGTGGAGATTGACCCCTACTGCCAAGATGTTCTGAAAGCGAGGATACAGGATGGGCACCTTGACAACGCCCCAATCTGGCCCGATATATCTGCCTTCAACGGTTATCAGTGCCGTGGACTGGTGGATATCATTACGGCCGGATTTCCCTGTCAGCCCCACAGCACCGCTGGCAAGCGGCAAGGTGAGTCTGACCCCCGCAACCTCTGGCCGGATACCCTCCGAGTCATACGGGAGGTGGGACCCCGATGGGTGCTGCTGGAGAATGTCCCAGGCATCCTTGCTAACGGGTATGGAGGAACCGTGGTCGGACAGCTTTCTGAGTTCGGGTATGACTGTAGGTGGGGCCTTGTATCGGCTGCCTCCATTGGTGCCCCACACCTGCGTTGGAGATGGTGGTGTCTTGCCTACGCCCCAGACTACAGACTCGGACAAAGCCGGTGGGCCACCGAACAAGAGGGCGAATACCAAGAGATGGGGAGGGGTGAACAGTCTGGGGAGAATGGCGGTAACGGGGATGTGGCCTACACCCACAGGTTCACAGGCACGTTCCGAGGGGATGATAAAGCAGATGCGAACTCTCGTGGACGAAGGAAAGATAACAAGGAAGGAAGCGGAAGAATACATCCAAGGGAGTCTCACGCCACCGAGGATGGCACCTTGGCCCACCCCCAGGGCACAGGATGGCCCACACGGCCCAGCGAGGGGGAGTCAGGGGGATTTGGTGAGGTGGCCGACCCCACGGTGCGGAGAGAGAGGACTCTATCTGGGAGCACCAGGGGACAGGGACAGAGCACGATTCGAGGAGCATGTGGCGAGGGCGGAAGGGACAACGACTGGTGGGCAGCTATTTCCAGGCTGGGTTGAACTTCTGATGGGCTTACCACTGGACTGGACATCCCTTGACCCCATGAGCCATATAGAGTATGATATATGGGTAAGGGGGTTTGGTGATGACGAAGGTGAAGGAGATACCACTTCGGGTATGCAGGACATGCGACAAGCCTCTGGAGAGGAAGCGGTACGACCAACGCTTGGAGGACTTCGGAACATTCAAGAGACGGAAGTATTGCAATCTCCACTGTGCGAACACAAGGAAGACCCTGACAAAACACGGCTACAGTTGGAGAGCACGGAAGCACCTCAAGGCAGCTTGCGAAGCCTGCGGAGAGACTCGGAGGCGGATAGCCCACCACATAGACCAGGACATCACGAACTGCCAACCGGAGAACATTCAGACCCTCTGCAAATGGTGCCACGACTTCTTCCACAGTATGGCAGACAGGCGTGGTCTAATGGTAGCTGGGAAGATGGTGTGCCTCGTGTCGCAAAGGGAGTAGCTGACCGAGTAAACAGGCTCAGGGCTATCGGTAATGGGATTGTTCCCTCATGCGTTGCAGAGTTTCTACGGAGGATAGCCCTGGCTGGGAGCCATTAGAGATGATTGGGGGATTGTGAAGGCCTACTACCAGAACCCGCAGGCTACCCTCATCAGGGTGTTCCCACGCCGCACATCTTATACGCCAACAGATGAGTATGCCTTTGTTGGCGATCCCCCGTTAATTAGACCGGATGGATTGACGGTTCACGTGTCCGTCGTGTTTACATGGGATCAAGAGGAGGGTGAGAGGCTGGCGACAGCCTGGGCGCAGTATTATCCGTCTGTTCAACTGGGCGGGCCCGCCTTTGGCAATGGCGGCAATAATTTCGTCCCAGGCAGATACGTAGTAAATGGCGTCACCTTCACAAGCCGGGGGTGTAATCGGAAATGCCCCTGGTGCTTGGTGCCAGAGCGCGAGGGAAGGCTGAGCCTGCTTTCCATAGCGAGTGGTAATATCATCCAGGACAATAACCTCCTGGCGTGTCCGCGGGCTCACATCAGCGCTGTGTTTGAAATGCTGAAGCGCCAGCGTAGGTCCGCTATCTTCGCCGGTGGTCTGGATGCTTCTCTCGTTGATGACTGGGTAGCCCAAGAGATGGCTGGGTTGCGGATCGGGTCCGTGTTCTTAGCCGCCGATACACGAGCAGCGGTAGCCCCACTGAGGGAGGCAACCCGCAGGCTGTCCTTTCTTAGCAGGCGGAAGCTAAGATGCTATGTGCTCATAGGTTTCGGCGGGGAGAGTATCGCAGCAGCCCGAGAGCGGTTAGAAGCTGTATGGGAAGCGGGTTGCCTACCCTTTGCCCAACTCTATCAGCCGCCGGATCAGCACATATACTACGATGCCGCCTGGAGAGCCTTGGCAAGGGAATGGTCAAGGCCAGCAGCGATGTTTGCAAATCACAGGTCGGAGGTGCTGAAGAGTGAACGCTAACTGCGGTCATCCCCAAGACTGGTTTCAATGCTACGCAGGCAGCCATGACCTGTGGGTCCCGGAGGCCTACGCACATCCGGCTAAAATGTCACCCGCCCTCTGCCAACGGATACTCACTCACCTCAAGGAACTGGGGTTGCTCACCGCTGAGGACACCATACTGGACTTCATGTGCGGCATTGGCACCACCGTCCTCCTGGGGGCCTTAGCGGGCAATCCTGCGGTAGGGGTAGAGCTGGAGCCGAAGTTCGTAGACCTCTGTGTGTCCTACTGGTGCCTGGGGATTCCAAAGGTCACGGTCACCAAGGTAATCCTACCGCCCGATGATGGTGGATGGCGCACTGAGAAGGTAACGGGGAAGAATTACAGCCGTCTCTACTATGTGCGGCCCGTGATGGAGCGTATCCGTTGGAAAGTGAGCAACCAGTGTCGCTGCGGGAAACTTGATTGGCACCCCGTCCATTGGGTGGTGGGGAACATAGAGTATGTCAGCAAGAAGGTGGGCCGGGAGCTACCGGTGACCATCATCCGGGGGGATGCCCGCCACCTGAGCGACCTGCTGTGCGGTGGGCTGGACAAGGGCTTAATCGCCATCACCAGCCCGCCGTACGGTGATGCCCTCGGAGACTGGAAGAACAAGGATAGCAACATGCCCGGGCAGTTCTACTCAGAGGGTTTTCAGAACATCGAGAACCTGCCAGAGACTCTTGACCCGGGTCAACGCACGAAAGCGGACTGGTGGCGTAAGAAAGCATTGGAGGGCTGCAAAGAGTCCTACCTGGATGCCATGCGCCAGGTCTATGCCGAAGCCTTCAAGGTCTGTGATGTGCTGGCCGTGGTCACGAAGAACCCCACCAGAAATGGGAAATTACGGGACTTGGCAGGGGACACTCGCCGCCTCTTAGAGGAGGTCGGCTTTACCATCCACTGTGTCCACCGGGCCATTCTGTTTGAAGAGCTTGAGGGTGGTCATATGTTTGAGGGCAGCCAGAAGAAGGTGAAGGGTCGTCTCAGTTTCTTCAAGCGCCTGTCCTACCAGAAGGGAAGCCCGGTGGCGCAGTGGGAGGATGTGGTCATAGCCGTGCGGGATGGTGGGGGACTGAAGGGGATTACGAGTCCGCCCTACCAAGGGAACGTCTCGGATAGTGCCAATGACCCCTACCCTGAGAGGCAGGAAGGCACACCCGCCGGCAGACACTACGGCCAAAGTCCGGGCCAGATAGGCAACCTCAAAGACCGCCCTCATATGTGTGGGATAGTGAGTCCGCCTTACGGCACGGGAGAGGGTTTAGGACATGCCGAGAGTCAACCATCGGCTACAGAGAAATATGCTGGCACCCGCTACGGCCAGACCGATGGCCAGATAGGGAACCTTTGACCCCAGGCGGGATGATAGGAGGAACAGATGGACTTCATGCTGAGTGATACGGAGATAGCTGCTGCTGTGGGGTTCCCCCATGCCTATGGGCCGAGCGGTAGAGCCATCCGTGATGCCCAGGCCCGCAAGATACGGGAGTGGCTGGCGGGGACGTGCCCGCACTTACCCTTCACTTGGAGACGGCAATGCGACAAATGCTGGGCCGAGTTCTCCAAAGGGGGTTGACTAATGCTTGTCACTGGTAGATAATCAGGATGATGGAACAAGCAACTACGGTAGTCGCAATTATAGCTTATGACCACATCTGCCAGAAGTGCCACCACGAATGGCAGACCCGTTCTCAGCATCCCCGGCAGTGCCCCACCTGTGGGACACGGCGCTGGGATGGCCCCAAGAACTCAGCTTAGGGAGGCCCCGTGACAACCGAGACTGAAGGCTGGGCCAGTCTTATTCTGGAGGACATGCGCCGCCTCACCGACCCTGAACTGGCGGCCGAGTTGGTGTACTGGGAGCGGGAGAAGGTGGAACACGGCAGCCCGGTAGACCAGCGGTGCGTGGAGATGCTGCGGTCTGAGGTCAGCCGGCGGGAGCGATTGGCCACAATGGGATCGCCACAGTACCGGGGTGACCCGGTACGCCTTCAGGAGCGCATAGACCGGGTGAAGGAGTGTATAGACATCCTTGCTGTAGCGGACCTGCTGGGCATCGGCTACCCCGACCACCAAGTGGGGCAGCAGGTGCGGTACTCCTGCCCGGTGCATGGGGATGGGACAGACCGCAACCCCAGCGGGGTGCTACACCTGGATACAAACCGCTGGCACTGCTTCGGCTGCAACTCTGGGGGCAGCATGTTTGACCTCTTGATAGCCTTCGGGAAGGCACCCCATTTCCTGGCTGCCCTGCATTGGTTGGAGGCCCATTGTGGGATAGCACCCCCGAAGGTGGAGAGCCGAAAGCATAGCGGCGGCTACCCTCTTTGATGCCCATTGAGGTCAAGCCTACCGGCGCCGGTTTCTCTATTGCTTGGCCCGAGCACGGTATATTGGGGCAGTTCCGCCGGCTACGGGAGGAGAAGGGCCAGCTCAAGGGACATATCTCGTTATGGCGCAAGGTGGGGGAGCAGCGCCTCGACCTCTACGATGACACGTTCAATGTAGACTCGGCCCGATCAAGGGCTGGGGCTATCCGTGTCCTATCGGCCTTCGGTGAGGATGGGTGGCAGCCGGACTGGCCCATCCTGATTGAGTCCATACGCAAGCGGATACAGGAGCAGTACCGCCAGGGCTCACCCATGGTTATGCTGGTGGGGGACCGGGATGATTACCCGGTTGAATTACGGTATGTGCTCAAGCCTCTATTGTTTGAGGGGGAACCAACAATAGTATTTGCGGAGGGTGGGAGCGGGAAGGGGTGGGTGTCGGTCTACTTGGCGATGTTGATGGCAGAAGGGGTGTCGAGCTACGATCTGACCGTGGCGGGCCCAGGCAATGTTTTATATCTGGACTGGGAGCAGTCCGAAGGTGAGATTAACCGCAGGATCCACCTCTTGAAGCAGGGAGGTTTGGCCCCAGATGCAACGATAGCGTATCGGCGGTGCTCCAAGTCGCTGGCAGATGACATTGAGGACATCGCAGACATGGTGCAGGGGCTACCGGCATCGGCCCTCATCATTGACAGTCTGCTGGGTGCGTGTGGAGGGGAGGACCTGGAGAAGTCACAGACAGCAAGCCGCTTCTTCCTTGCGTACCGCACCCTGAAGGTGGCGGCGTGGATTATCACGCACACATCGAAGGGTGGCGCAGGACAGAAGACGGCCTTTGGCTCCGGCTACTGGGCATACCAGGCCCGGTCAGTGTGGCAGGCGGTGCCCACCATGGAGCCGGGCGCCGATGCCTTCAGTGTGGGCCTGGTGCACACGAAGGTGAACATGGGGCGGCTCCAGAAGCCGATGGCCTTCAAGTTTAGCTTCTCCCGGGAGGCTGTAGACCAAGAGGACACATCTGTTGAGGTGATGTCGGATGACCCAGCTTCCATTGAGGGAGTGCTCCGCAGGTTCGGGGTGAGGCAGCAGATACTGAAGCAACTACAGGATGGGTCATTGCCTGTGGCTGATATACTCGATGCCTTTCCAAAGGGTAAACATGCCGAGGTGCGTAGCCGTCTCTCAGACCTGAAGAAGGCTGGCGTTATCGTGCTCTCACCTGACAAAAGGTGGGCTTTAGCTTTTGACCGTGAGGGTGATGACTCATTATTGTAAAGTTGCAGGTTCAATACCGCAGAAAATGAGCCAAAAGTATCAACCCCCTCAGATACAGCCTATATCTGCGATCCGTGGCGCTCGTTGTACAATACACTAAAGTGGGGGTACTCAAACCCCCACCACACAGGGTGTAATATTAAGACCCGCCCCCTGGGATATTACTCTTTCAGCTTTGGGCTACGAGTAATATCCCAGGCCCCACCTCGCACCAGATGTTACTAAATGTCTCAGGCATGTTACTCAGTAATATTACAACCCAATATTACTGTAATATTACAAGTAATAAGAATAGTAATACCCTGAAGCAGTGACGCTGATTACCCGGCCCTACGGGGTGGGTTACTTCCAGGATAGAGGGACACCTTCTGGGTCCCACAGTTCTGGGCTCCCCTTGTGGGCCATGCGGTCGTAGACAGTAACCTTCATGCTTCTCTCAGCCCAACGGGTGGCTAACTCAAGAGCTTTCTGTCGGGTGGAACGGTAGCCAATCACACCGTTGGCCGGACCACCTATTTCATACCGCTCTTCGAAGCCCATCACTCCCCCTTCCTGGGCTTATCCTTGGGCCTGGGCCAGCGGTGGCCGCAGTTGCGGCAGTAAAGGGTATCGTCTCGCTGCCGGTGCAATAGCATACCTGTCTTGCCACATTCGGGGCACTGGGGCTTGGTCATGGTGATACCTCCAATGGGGGCTCCACTTCCTGCTTTGTGCTGGCTGGGGGCTTGCATTCGTGCTGCGCCCATGGGGGGAGCAAGCTTGATAGCAACTTGCCGCAAATGGGGCAGAGGTAAGCTGTCATAACTTGCTCTCCTGGGTGGGGTTTGTGTTGTGCCATTCAGCATGGCATAGAGCAATCTCTATGGCTTTCTTCTGTGTGTAGCCAAATTCAACCACCCGACCTGTGCACTTGTCGCAGCGCACTTCGAAAATCCTCTCAACCGTGATTTCCTCCGTAACCCTCATTCCGTCACCTCCTAACCTGCACCCATCATACACCCACACTCACACACTGTCAATATAGTTTGTTTGTTCGCATCCCCGGCGTAGACACCCGTGGTAGAATGGGGTATGGCGATTGAACTCGCTCCGCCGACCTTTACCAACGGTGCTCCTACCAAACTCACCAACGAGCTCGCCGAGAAGATCTGCGGCTATATTGCTCAAGGGAACTATGCTTCTGTTGCTTGTCATGCTGTGGGGATTTCTCCTGACACGATGATGCTTTGGAAGCGCAACGCGGAGCAAGGGGTGGAGCCCTACCTTAGTTTCCTTCTCGCTCTAAAGGATGCCGAGGCGCAGGCAGAGGTCCGCTTGGTGGGCCTGGTGGGCGAAATAGCTACGTCGGAGAAACAGTGGGCCGCTGCCATGACCCTCCTGGAACGCCGCCACCCGCAGCGCTGGGGCCGCCACGACCGGGTGGACCACGAGCTGAGCCAGCAGGGCATGGAGTTGCTGCAACGCCTCCGGGAGATAGGGGAGAGGCCTGCGGTAGAGGGGCCGGTGATTGAGGGAGCGGTCCGGGAAATTGAGGGGGAAGCTAATGATTGACCGGGATAAGAAAATCACCACCTTTCGGCCCATACTATCTTTAACCCGCCTACTAACATCACTACCAACACGGCGAAGACTACGACTGAGAGTATGTTTTCCATTTCCTCACCTCCTATACCAACACCATATACCCTCAGGGGGACATGCCATACCCCCGTTTGGGGTATATTCCTACCTGGGCCTGGCCTGGGCCATGGCGGTGGTGTGGCTGTGGGGCTGAGGCACAGGTTGCTGCGTCTACTGCGGAGGGACAGGAGTATCTATACCCTCCGGCATCGCCCCCGGCCAGAATGGGCCTTCTACACCAACAGTTATTCTGTGCGATACGCCTGGTCGTGGCGATGGTGGCCTTGGGGATTACACGAGGGGCCGAGGTGACCACCCTATCTGACTTAGGAAGGTTGTTGGACTATTCCAAGACCCGGTTCTATGCAGATAGGGAGATAGGTCGCACTACCTATATAGTGCGGCGTCGCAGATAGGAGAGCTATGGGCTGGCTGGTGTCACCACAAACATCGGGGCGTTGGGAAAAGGCCGCCTGACAGGTGCGAGGTTATGCCCCGAGCCATCCAGTCCATGCCCCGCTACTGACCGCATTGCCCCCTGGTTTGGCGCTGGCGGGGGTTGTGGGGCCAGAGCGGGCCTTGGGGGGGAGGGGCGGTGCCCACCAACCCCCATGGCAGCGAGAGGCCCCCAGGGGGGGGGGGGGGGAGGGGGTGACCCGTGTAGGCGCTCTTATAGTACTGGAAGATACCCTCCCAGATAATTTTAAAACAAAAGGGGGATGATGGAGTTCCTGACCGTTAAGGGGGTGGTGTTGCGGGAGCACTTTGAGAGACAGATAACGGTAGAGAATATGCGGGTAGCGGAGGCGGAGGGGAAAATAAGGGAGATTTGCGATAAGAAGGAGAAGAGGTGGACAGCCTTTGATTACCAGCGTATTCGGTGTGGGATTATAAAAGCGCTCTTGGAAAGAGGCAGGTGGCCTATTTCGGATTGCTGCTGAGGCATCTGGAGGATGGGAAGGAATACGGGCTGACGCCGGAGGACATAGAAAAGATGGGGCTGGAAGAAGGGGAAGGATAGGGGAGAATGAGAATCCTGAAACTGGCCATTCTTCTTGTGGTGGTGCTACTACTGGCGCAGGGGGTATGGGCGCAGGGGCATTACGTCAAGGTTTCTATAGAGGTTCCCGTGGATGCTGGTGTGGGGTCCGATCTTGTAGCTGCGCCAGACCCAGATAGGGGGATTGACATATGCCCTGACCCAAGCATGGGAGACATCTGCCTTACTGCCGAGGCCCTGCCACCGGGGGGTCAGGCAGGCTACGACATAACGATACAAAACATGAGCATGAAGACCTGCAAGGACGTCTTCCCTTCACAGGTTAGCATGTCCCCGGGCCTGTTCCTCCAGACATGGCCGGTAGAGGACCTTGTATCTCAGGAGAGTGCGGTCGTGAGGGTGATTATCACCGTGTCGGAGGAAGCTGAGGACATGACCACGTTGAGTATGGGGCTGGGGTTGATTTGCGTGAGATGACAGACCTATCGCCAAGGACGATTTTAATCTTGAGGCTCTGTGCGGAGGGCTTGGAGGAGAAGCAGATAGCTGAGCGTATCGGTAAGAGTCACCATACGGTTCATGGCGAGAAGGCCTATATCTTTGAAAAGCTGGGGGCGGCTAACATAGCCCACGCCGTCCACTTGGCCCACCAGAGGGGGTTGTTATGAGCGATAACGGCGGAGGGAAGGCCCCGGAGCAGGTGGGGTGGCCGGACGGTGCGGGTAAATTGAGGAGGAAACAATGCTGACAAAGTTCCTGTGCTGGCTGGGGCTCCATGCGTGGATGTATGCACCACTGATTCACTTGCAGCCACAGAATGAGACGCCTCGCCGATGTTTCAGATGTGAGCGTTATGAGAATCCGTGGGAGGGACAGATTGGGCAGGCGTAACCGAGAACGGATAGAGGCTATCCGGGAGGGGCGGGAGAGGCCGATAGCCCCTGAAAGGGGTGAAAAGAGGCGGGTATCCGTGGTTTTGCCCCCCGTGCTGAGCCTCCAGAGCCTGGGGTTGGCGGGGCCGGGGCCTGTGGGAAGGCGGAAAGGAGTCTAATGGCGCCGAAACTGGCTGAGTTGTTGGAACTGGAGAACCCCTTTTTGAGGCCGAGGCAAGGTTTCAGCCATTCTCACCCAGAGGATTGCCTCTGCTGGGTCTGTCACCAACTCAGGGCCTACGACCGGGCCTTGGAGGATATGGGGAAGAGGATAGATATGAAATTCTATGCCCCTCGTGATGTCGTAAATATAGTTGTGAGTGTGCCCGGCTACTTGGCGTGGATACCGATAACGGCACCGGAGGAGCATGCTGTTGGAAGCGCCCGTTCTGTGGGAGTAGCCTGCGTATGAAGCCTGAGCAGCAGGTCAAGCAGTCTCCGGGGGTCTGCGCTGTATGCGGTCACTGCCAGGACGATCACGACATGGCCAGCACCACGGCCTGTGCCGAGAGGCTGCAAAGAATAGAAGGAATTATTAGAGACAAACTCTGCGACTGCGGCCGCTACAAGGTGGAGTGATGTTCCGTTGGTTTAGGTGCCTACTGGGTTTCCACCAGTGGATTTACAATGATTCGAGTCTAAAACTAACCACTATCCGTGAGTGTCGCTATTGCTACAGGCGGGAAAGTCCTTGCTATGACATGGCCTACGGTTGCACCTACTGGTATAAAATTAGATAATGACCACCATCACCGAAGAAAAGAAGGCGGAGGAATACCGCAAGAGGTCCAAAGAGGCCCGGTGGGAGATATTCAAACGCCTCAAGTATGAGCCTTCCCCGGAGCAGGAGGTCATCCACTTCGCCGACCTGGAGCATCTCTGGCTCCTCATAAAGCTGGTCACCGGAGGGGAGCGGGCCGGGAAGAGCCTCAGCGCTGCGCGGGAGGTAATGAGCCGCTTCTGGGAGGGCAAGCTCTACTGGCTCGGAGGCCAGGACTACGAGGAGGCCCGCCCCGAGTTCGGATACTGCCTCCAGGACGCCCAGACGCTTGGCCTGCTGGAAAACTATTCCTTTCCCAAAGAGGGTCCCTGCTCCCTGACTCTCACTGGCGGCGTCGTAATCAAGACCCGCTCATTCAAAGACATCCAGAAAATCGGCATGGAGGCCCCCGATGGCATAGTCATCTGCGAGGCCGCTCAGGTGACCTGGGATGTCGTGGAGAGGTGCCGGACAAGGGTCTCGGCCTCCAAAGGCTGGCTTCTTCTGGAGGGCACCATGGAGGGCTCCATCGGCTACTACGCCGAGCTCTCCAAGGAGTGGGCCGGACCGAATAACTACCGGGCCAAATCGTTCTCGCTGCCGTCCTGGTCCAACCATGTCCACTACCCCGGTGGCCGCGACGACCCCCAGATTAAGTTCATGGAGGCCACCCTGCCCGAGGACGTGTTCCTGGAGAGATACGCCGGGGTGCCGTGTCCCATATCGCAGATGGTCATAAAGGACTTCAGGAACGATATTCACCTGGGCGACTTCCCGTTTGATCCCAACCTGGCCGTTGAACTGTGCATTGACCCCGGCTGGGCCGGGGCATATACCGTCATCGCCTGCCAGTGGAGGGGAGAGACCGTCTACCTTATTGACGAGGTGTATCTACAGGGCTACACCACCGAGGAAATCATCTCCATCTGCCAGGTGAGGCCCTGGTTCAAGAATGTGCGGGGCGGCACGATAGACATCATGGCGCCGGACGAACACAAGATATGGGAGGAGAAAACCCAGCTCATACTGGCGAAAAAACTACTAATAAGGAAGAACAAGGTCGAGATAGAGGCCGGAATCAACCGGCTTCGGACTTATCTGAAGCCCCACCCCGTCACCGGGAAGCCCCTGCTTTACGTGGACAAGAAATGCCGTGGTATAATCAGTGAGTGGGGCGGCGGCCGTAGCCCCGTTGTCGGCGGAGGTGCCTGGCTGAGAGACAAGAATACCAACCGGCCCCTGAAAAAGAACGATCACGCGAGCAAGGCCACCTATTATATGTTGGTCGATAAAATGGGCTATGTTACTGTGGCACAGCCTGTTGAGGGGATTCCGGTGTGGGTGTATTGAATTGAATAGGCTTGAAGCGAGGTTCCGGTACCAGATGTGGCGTCTTGATTGGTGGCTCTCATACAGGCGGGGTAAAGCCAGTGACCCCCTCAAATGGATGCCGAAGGGAAGGCACCACCACCATATTTATGATTGGCGGCCTCTATGGTGCCCCCGATGGGCAAAACACTTGGTTCTATGGTTTAGAGGCCCCTATGCCCACCGCTGCGATTTCACTGACCCTGAATCAGGGCTACTACACGGAGGAGTACCAGAGGGCACGATGACGGCGGGCTTTGACCTGTGGGCGAGGTCTTTGGGGGATGAGGATGAAGACTCAAAAGCGTTTACTTGACCCATCGGCAGTGTAGGAGCAACCATAATGGCTGAAAGAGACAACGACCTCCAGATGATTAGGGACCGGGAGGGCCTCCTCGGAGCACTATTCCGGCGTATGGACACGGACCGCAAGCTGTACCTCCTGGAGGAGTTCCTACTGGTGGACGACCTTGGCAAGCCCCTCGGCAATGTGGCCAACGAAACCATGAATGATGCCAAAACCTTCGCCGTCCGGTTCATCTCCGACCTGGTATCCGCGGGTATGCAGATAGAAATTGAGGGCATCAAAAGCGGCAAGCCGATGACCGATACGGAGACCCACTACATTGAGGACTTCTTGCGGGATATACTTATCGCCGTAGACGAGTACCTCACCAACCGGGATATACCCGACCTCAGAAGCTACTGGGGGGAGCAGGATTCTCTCCGGGGCAGGATGGCGGCCCGGTGTCTCATAAGGATGAAGGACGGGGAGTTCATCCCCGATGTCCTGCCGTGGGATACCCGGCATTTGCTCTACGACACCGGCCCCAACGGCCTGCTGTGGGTGGCCCCAAAGACATTCCGCACCGCCCAGCAAATCAAGGCCGAGTATGGTGAGAACGCCACGAAAGCAAGGGGAACTCGGTTGGAGGTCTTAGATCTCTGGAAGCCAACCACGAATACGGTTTGGGTGAGCAAGGGGAAAATTGCAAGGCCCCAGGAACAGGAAAACCACAACATCGGGTATGTCCCGTGGGTCATCCAGACGCAGGGCGCACACACCATGTTGGACATCGGTTACGAGGAATTCAGGGGCGAGAGCATCTACGAGGCTACACGGAAACTCTTTACGAGCAAGAGCGAGTTCGCCAGCATCCTCAAGACGCTCACCACGGGTTCCTTCTTCGGTGCTCTCCAGTACGAATCCGAGGCGGGCACAGGGGCCCAGAAGCCGCAGCGCCCTCCCTTCGCCCTCCGTGCCGTGGTCCCGGTGGAGAAGGGGGCGGGCTTCAAGCCCATGCCCATCAACGACATCCACAATGCTGCCCGGCTTTATTACTCCATCCTGGAAGCAGCCATACAGCGGGGTTCGAGGCCCTCTGTGGACTACGGCAACCTCCAGTTCCCCCTGTCTGCCGTGGCCATATCCAGGCTCACCGAGGCCAGCAACGATATGCTGCTGCCCCGGCTCCAGGCTTTGTCTCTGGCCTACCTCAAACTGTGCCGGATGATACTGCTCCAGTATACCGCTGGGAATATCAAGGCAAAGGTGGGGCAGGAAGGCGCCAAGACCCTCTATGACCCGGAGAGACTCACGGGCGAGTTCTCCATCAAGTTCCGGTTCATCTCCACATCCCCGGAGCAGAACATCGCTAACATGGCCATCGCTGCGGCTGCGGAGCCCTTCTTCTCCAAGGATACCATCCGTAGGGAAATACTCCACCAGGAAAACCCGACCGAGGAACGAGACAAGATGACGGTAGAGGGTGCTGTTGAGGAGCACACTGAGCTCCGGTGGATACACCAGGCCCTTACCCTGGCTGAAATGGGCAGGGAGGATGAGGCGAAGGTCATAGCCCATAAGTTGGGGTTTTCACTGAGGCAGCTCAAGGCGGGCGTGGTGACGCCGCCAGCCGAGCGGAAGCAAGAACCATCCCGACGCCAAGTGGTGCCTTTAGGAGTGGGAGGCGGGCGGACAGCCGGCAGAGAGACCCCGGCACGCTCCGCAGCGGAATCGGCGGAGACACAAGCACAATCGGAAGCGGAGTAGAGCAATAAAAGGGAGGGACTAATGGTTAAGCAGTATTCAGGTGGAAAGGGATTCCTTTGCAGACAGGGGCTTCACTACCCGCACAAACCATTCAAGCACATACCCCTCCTGAGAAACCATATAGTATGCAAGAGATGTGGCTATGGATTCACCAACCTTGGCAATCGTAAGTTTGAAGTCCATCCTAAGCATCTGGCAGAATACTACACCCCAGAATATCCGACAAAACTGGCTAAGAGTGCTGCCTTTGCTGCACTACCCAATAGGTTGCCATATCCGCAGCAGGTCAAGATAGTAGGGAATATGGGCCATGATGTTACCAAAGAGATGGAGGATGTGGAGAGGATTGAGGAGGCACTAAAGGGCCTCCCGTTGTAAGGAGATAGGGCAATGGCTTTCAAAGAAGACCTGTTCACCATGATTAACGGAATACTGGATGCGCCTGAGCCTGGTGTGAATGAGCAGACCAGGGCGCAGGGGCGGCGGATTAACCTCCAGCGTTTCCTGGGTGGTAGGCGGCGACTCAGGCCGGAGGCCGTTCAGCCTGTGGACATATCTCCGAGACCGCCGCAGTGATGGAGGGCTATAGTATGAGAGCACAACCTGACCACAACTTTGAAATGGAGATGGGAGATGAAGGGCAAGTGAAGTGGTGCTACTCTGTCAAGAAATCCATTAGCAACCGCATAAAATACTGGCTGTTCTGCAAGTTTTTCCCCTTCAAGATAATCCGGTGGGATGCTGACAAGTGATTGACCAGCGCCGCCGCCGCATCCTCAGTAGGCAACAAGCCGAAGAGGAGTTCGGGGATGCTCTCCAGCAAGCCCTGACAGAAGCCGGGGTTACCTTCGGCGAAAGACAGGTGCTTGAACTTGAGGAGGACGACCAGGGGGAACTGACCGCCCGGTTGCGCTCCGTTGGGGAACCCCTACCCGAGGTGACGGAGATTCCTCCCCCGCCGGAAGCCTTCGAGCCTTTTGAGGCCCCGGAGATTGGCCGACCTCCCCTTGCGCCAAGGGAACCTGTTCCACTAACTCCCGGAGCCGCCCAGGTTCAGGCGGAGGTAGAGGCCGAGGTAATCGGGCTACAGGAGCAGCAGCAGCGGTTTCTGGAGCAGGCCCGTGATGTAACCGAGAGGCTCTTTCCACAACTAATAAGGAAGAGAGAGTTCCGGGGTCCAAGAATACGGGGCCTTGAAGTGGTTGAGCCGGGGAGAGAAGTCGTCGGCCCCGAGGCGGTGGAGGAGCTTGAGAACCTTATAGAGGAAGACCCCGAGGCTTTCCTGGAGGACATCCGCACCAGGGGGCCGAGCCCAGATACCGAGTTTGTGCTGAGGGAGTTCTTTCGGGCCAGCCCCCAGGCGATTGAGGAGTTCTTCGCCCCGCCCTCGATACCGGAGATACCCGAGGAGGGCCTGCCCATAACCCTGACCGGGGCAGAAGGGGAAGCGATAGAGGCCACAGTCCAGCAGAACTTCAGCGTGTGGGTTGACGACGCCCATGTTGGCTCAATCAACCCGGAAACCGGGGTACTCAGCCCCCTTACCCAAATGGAGCAGGCCAAGGTAGCCCTGGCCGACGCTTGGGAGGGCTACTATGAGGCCCCACGGAAAGACTACGATCGCCAAGACACCCTGAAGAAGATAGGCCATGTTCTTCTCCAGACCGCGCTCGTTGGCGGCACTTACATTGAGAAATATGTGGGTCGCCCCTTCAAGGTGGCAACCCTTGAGGCCAACACATTCTTCTACGCCAAGCAGGACTTCTTCCCCGGTGCAGACCTCGCCCGGGACACGCAGAGGACACTCAATGAGGCCAGGGCTAAGTTCGGGTGGGCCATGGTCGTCTCGGAGGAGGTTGACCAGGCCTGGGAGACCTATCTTGAACGTTCCAGTGGCCTGACAAGGTTCTCCCTCCAAGCCAGCGAGTGGTTCAACCCGGTCTATTTCGTGCCTATAGGGGGCACATTCGGCCTGGCGGCCAAGTTTACCTCTAAGATCCCCGTTATCGGTAGGATAACACGCCTTACCGCAGCAGGTGTCCTGGCGACTGAATCAGCGGTGGCTCTGCCGATTACCCTGCCGCTTCGTGGTGGGGTTCGTGCCATGGAGACGGTGGGGAGGAGATTGGGAGAGAAGGCTGCCAACGACTTCATAAAGAAGGCTGCTCACCTCACCACGCTGGAGGACATAGCCCTCCAGTCCACCGATGATGTCATAAAAGACCTGCTGCAACCGAACTGGCAGCGGTCCCTGATCCAGAAGATGACAACGGTGCCTGTTGCGGGGACTGTTTTCAAGAAGGGCTTTGAGAAGGGTCTGGGATGGCGCATCCTGGTGCGGCGTGAGGGACAGGCAATTGAGGACATCATGGGAAAGGGGGCGGTGGTCCACTCCTACTTCGAGAGGATGGGGGTGGATGCCGCCAATGTGAAGCTGCTGAGACTCCGGGGCTTGGTGAGCGACCCGGTGGGGCTATACGGGTTCAACAGGGAGGCCATCTCCGAGCGGATGTTTGACCGGCTGCTGCCGGAGTTCCGGGGCACGGCGGAGGAGAAATTCGCCGGGACCCTGGAGCATGTCTTCACCAAGCCCGAGATGTACAACTTCAATGGCTTGGGTAAGTGGTTGCCTGAACAAAAAGTGTGGTCAGGCCAGGCCTATGTCTCCGAAGTCCATGAGGTCAACACCGAGGTCTTGAAGTTCCTCCGGGCCGAGGGCGTGGCCCCGGAGCATCTGACCGAGGACTGGTGGCTGCACCGGGTCGTACTGGGCAAGCTGGACGAAAACGCAGAACTGTTGGCGGTGCGCGGTCGTCCGGGGCAAAGGGGCGCCGCTATCGGTGCCCGGAGGTCCTATGAGTTGAGGCGCAAGCACGTCACCATGGCCGAGGGGATAACCGAGCGGGTGCGCTACAGCGCCAACCCAGAGGACGCCGTGAGAACCTACATCCAGGAGGCCTTCAAGAAGGTGGCCGATGCCCGGTCTCTGAGTTATATAGACAAAAATCTCACTGGATTCGGGATTACCCCGGCAGAGAGACTGGCGGGAAAGTTCCCCCAGGTTGTGGCACGGGCTACGCTCACCAAGCAGGAGGCGGAGGATGTCAACAAACTGGTAGCCATCATCAACCGGGCTATCCGGGGAGAGGCGATACCAGAGCAGACCTTGAGGGCGATGGAGCGCAGGTTCCCGGAGATGGGGGCGAGGCTAAGGCAGACGGTGACAGGAAAGGAATCGCCCGCTGCCTTTGGCTCCGTAGAGGACGACATATTCGGCTATCCCATGCCGGAGCGTTTTGAAGGGATAACGGCGGAAGCTATCCGGCCCACCGTGGAGGGTATCAAGGGACTTGAGGCAGTCCCGGTAGCCCCCAGAATAATAGTAGAGAAGGTGCAGCCCAACCTTGAGGGCATCAACCGCATCGTGGAAGGGTTGGAGGGCGTTTCAGGCGTCACTGCCGAGGTCCGTAGTGTGCTGCAAGATGGTGTAAAGGCAATAACTGAGGCAGTCAAACCTGGCATCACCGTGGCGGAGAGAGAGGCATTGGGAGGAAGGCTGACAGATACCTGGGGCAAGCTATTGGGTCTCACTGAGAAGGCGAGGGCTGCTGGCAATGCCGAATTGGTTCGTGTGCTGGAGGATGCGGCGAGTTTTGTAGGCAAAACAGGAACGGCTGTCGAGCCGCTGTTGGCGGAGTTGAAGTCCGTTACCTTCCCAGTTAAGGGGAAGCAGGCCCAGTTGACAGACCTCCGGGCAGAAGTCAATGAGCTAAAGATAGGGCGTAGACAGGCAGCAGCCCTCGCAAGAGAGCAGCGTAAGGTTCGCTTGGAGCAGATGCGACAGCCCGAAATTGGGGAAGGCTACATCATGCAGCCCTTCGCCGGGGGCAAGATTTACAACCAGGAGTTCATTGACAATTTCAACCGCTTCTTCGGCTACGACCCCGGCTCCAAGATTCTGAGGACAACAGCGGATGTAGCTGGCATCCTACGGATTACCAAGGCGGCAGGGGACTTTTCCTTTATGGCTATTCAGGGACTACCATCCTTTGGCTTGTCCCATGCCTACATGATTCAGAACCCGAAGATAGGCGTCAAGATGATGGGGTCGTGGTACAATGCGCTCTTCCAGTCTGTAGCTTCATTCTTCAGCCCAGATGTGTTCGCACGGTGGATGGCCAAGAACGAGGAGGCTGTTTTGGGGAGGGTGGCTAACGGCGGGAGCGTAAGGGCAGTTGACTTATTCACCACGCTGGAGGCACGGACAGGACTCGCAAACATCGCTCAGAAGGGCATGAGGGCTATTCCCCTCAAGCCTTACCACCGATTTGAGCTTGCCTTCCTCGCCAGCGGTGAGTATATCCGTGACACCTTCTGGAAAATACTGGGTCCGAAGTATGCCGCCCGTGGCGAATCAAGAGAACTGGCTCGCTACCTTGACCGGATTACGGGCATCACCGACTCTCAGGCCCTTGGTATTCCGACCACAGTGCGGCAGTTTGAGCAGAGCTTCATGTGGTTTGCCCCCAACTACACCCGTGCATCCCTGACGGTGGTGGCCGATGTGTTCCGTGGTGGCATGACGGGAGCGGAATCACGGAAGGCCCTTGGTGGGTTGATAGCGGCTGGTGCCATCTACTTCATGGGCACCCAACTGGCTATCTCGGCAGCCAAGGGGGAGCCGGAGGAGGAGGCCTGGGAGCGCATCAGGACGGGCTTCGGTATCCAGATAGACCCCATCACCAACGAGACCACCTGGAGTCCCGATGCCCGCTTTATGAGCATCCAGATTGGAGACCGGTTCTTCGGCATCGGCGGCTTCTGGTATGGGCTGGTGCGCCTTGCGGGCAATATGAAGAATACTTGGGATGAAGAGGGAGACCGGGAGCGTATTGACTTCATCAAGATAATCAAGAACGGGAGCTTGAACAGGCGGGACAACCCCTTCATATACTGGTGGTTCAGCCGGGCATCCCCACTGGTAGGGGCTGGTTTTGAGTTTGCCACCGGGCGAGAATACATGGGCCACGGGATAAGTCCTGAAGGCCTACCGATATTTGAAGACCCCGCATCTTACGCCCTGTGGACTGTGAAACGGTTTGAGCCCATCTGGGCGGAGCAGGGCCTCAACTGGATGGTGCCCGGCTTGGCCAGGGACAACGAGATACCGGAAACCACCCTGCAAAAGGTACTGGTGCCGGTGACCGAACTGTTCGGCGTCAGGCAATGGCCGGAGGGGAGCTGGTCTGATTTCTACGAGAGGGCCAGTGAACTCATTGCCGCCATGGACCCCACGACGCTGGACGAAAAACAGAGAGCGGCCTGGGAAGCTGGGAAACTGGGGTGGGGGGAGCTGACGCCGCTGCAACAGACGGGGCTACGCAGCCAGTACGCAGACCTCCAGGCCGACTATGAGAAAGCCCAGGAGGACAGCGCCGCCCGAGCCTCCGGGCCGTACCAGGACTATTACGACCGGGTGCGCAACGAGAAGGAGAACTACTATGGCCTCGGCTTCACGGGCAACCTGGAGAGACCCGGCGTGGTGGACGAGCTACTGGCTGGCGACCTCGACACACGGGAGATGCGGGAGAAGTGGGGCGATAAGGGCATGGTCTACGGCGGCATCCTCGACTCCATACGGCGGGAGCCGCGGTATGCCCCGGCGATGGAGCACCAGGCCAAGATAGAGGACGAGCGGGGCGAGATATACGGTTTCCAGGACGAGGTGGCGCTGGCCAAATACATCACCATAATCTACTCCGAGCACCTGAAGCCCAACGGTGATCCCGACTGGGACCGGATAGACCGGGACGTGGACGAACTGATAGAGGAAATCGGCGAGGACACCTACCAGCGCATCCTCAAGATGTATTCCCAGAAGAAACTACTCGACGGCCTCCACCCAATTCTTATCAGGCTGAGCGACGACAAGCAGGTCCTCAGCCGGGACTACTGGCGGCTTCCCTACAAGGAGTTCCAGGACATGACTGAGGAGGACATCCTTAAAGGGAATGTCCTTGCTGAGAATGTGTCCATGGTGCGGGGCTTCCTGGCGGCTGAGACCGATGAGGAGCGGGAGGCGCTGATAGAGGCGCAGCCCCTGCTGGCAAGGGACTGGCGGGGTGACTGGCGTCGGGCTAACCCGGAGGACGATGCCCGTCTCACGCTCTGGGGCTACGGTGGCAAGATTCAGAGCATGGAGGCCTACAACCTTGTGACGCAGTGGTCTCAGGAGCTGGGGATACCCCTGGAGCAGATAGGCATGGGCCTGCCCCCGCGGAGCCTGATACCCCACCAGTTTGAGCAGAACAAGATTGTCGCTGAGACAAGCCCCAGTAGCTGGGAGACCAAGCTCTACAACCTGGAGAACCCGGAGTGGCTGGGGTGGCAGATAGAGCAGGGCATCAAGACGGACGACCTATCGGATGAGAGCATAGATGCGCTGAGGCTCAAAGTTCAGCACCGCCCCGATATAGAGACCTACGAGTCCTACGGAAACCGGAAGTCGGACGCCTACATTGAGAGCGACGAGGAGCGGCGCACGACACGGGAGGCTTATCTGGAGGCCCACCCTGAGTTCCGGGACAACCGGCGCCGGGTAGATATGTATGAGCTGGGAGCCACTGACCTAACCCTGATTGAGGTGGATGTCCAGTATGGGCAGGTCACTGACGAGCACGGGGCTGGTAGTGCGGAGGCCATGCTGTTCCGGGTGGACAATCCTCCTCTGAATACCTTTGGGCAGGACGAGGACACCTTCGGCTGGGCACCCATAGACGAGAGCCGTATCCCCATCTGGCGCATTGATGTGAAATACCCGGTTGAGGACGATACCTATGATGTGGAGATACCGGAGAGGTTCGCCAGCATAGCCGATAAGTCGGAACGGGATGCGGCCGTCCGGGATGCCAGGGCAACATTCCTGGAGGAGGACGAGCCCTACCGGAAAGACCGGAGGCGGCGTCAAGGGTATGAGATTGATGTCCCGACAGGTCTGATAGAGAAGCATGTGGCTATCAACGAACTGACGGCCAAGGGCTTCCGGCAAGAAAGATACCTCCGTGATAACCAGGACTATTACGAGCAGGTGTGGCTGAACAAAGACGTGCTGGACAATGCGGCCGTTGACTTCTCTAAAATACCCGACGAGAGATACGATGACCTGCGGGACAAGTGGGCGGAGCAGTTCGATCAGTATGAGACGGAGTTGCCTGAGCAGGTCAAGCACATTGCCGACGATACAGAGCGGGCTGAGGCGCTACAGGCTCTGAGGGATAAACTGTTCGCCGCCAGTCCGGGCTTCTTCGATGATCGCCTGCGGGCGGATGCTTTCGCCCGGTTAGTGCCCGGCGGCCTCACCTCAGCCTATGTTGATTACTACGGCGTGCTGTACCGGGGCAAGCCGGAAGGCTGGGAGAAATGGTGGGCGGATGACCGGGTGCTGATGGAGAACCCAGGTTTCTTCAATTTCGCCAAGGCCACATGGGACTGGTCGGACAGGGACTTCTCCCTGGTGGGCACCGTGGACTTTGAGCGGAAATACAACGAGGAGTATATCAATCTCAGGCTCCCGGATGGCAAGGCGGATGCAGATGCACGGAAACTCTACCGATTCAAAGACCGGGAGTTTGACATTGAGGGTGCCCGGATTGGCGTCTGGAAGACCCTGATAGAGGTGGAACGGGGTAAGCGTGTCCGGGGCATACGTGGCTTTGTTGAGAGGTTCAAGTGAGCACCAGCCCGCAACTTGACGACTGTGGTATTCTTAGGGTTGAGGAGTTACGGCCTGCCGACCTGAAGTTTCTTGCCTTTTGCAGGAAACTTGGGTGGGGCAAATTCGAGTTGGAGGTTAAGAACGGTGAGCCGGTGATGGCTCACTGCCCAGTAGAGGACAGGAAGTTCTCTGACAGATAACTAAATAAAGCACGGTAAACCGTAGACGGTAGCCGACTTTCAGCCTTTCGGGGCTGGGTCGGCTATTTTTTTATGCAAAAACAGGAGGACACAAAACAATATGACAGTACCGGGAGTAACTGCAAAGAAGGGCGAACCAAACCCCGGAGGTTCTGGACCAAGTCTTCAGAACCCACCCGGCGGCGCTCCGCCTGCTGGACAGCCAAACCCGGCGGATACCCCCACGAGTTTCACGGAGGAGCAGGTAAATCAGAGAGTCCAGGATGCGCTTGCTGAGGCGGGGCGGACTGAGCTTTCACGCCAACAGTTAGAAACCAACATAGAGGCCCACAATCAGCGCGTAACCGACCAGGATACCCGAGAGACCGAATGGCAGAACCAGCAGGATGCCCGGCGAACCGAGGCGGCCCGAGACAACCCGGAAGCCCTGAACCTTATTCAGGAGGGGAGGATTCTCCGGGAGCAGAGGTTTGCCCACACAACGGAGGTTCGCCAGTTTGAGGCTGTTAAGGCAACTCAGGCAGACCGCCTTGCCAACGCTGACCGGGTGGAGATACGCCAGATAGCCATAGACAAGGGCGTCAGCCCGGAGATTCTGCTCAGTACCAGCGGCGGCAATGTGGAGCAGGCCAAGAAGCTGGGCGACGTGCTGCCGAAACTCTCGGGAGGGAACGGCGGTGGCCTACCCGGCCCCGGTGGCGTCCCATCCGGTATAAAACCAGACTCCGCTGTGACACTTGGGGGTGAGGGGTCAACCATTCGGTCCTTGATTGACAGGGCCAAGGGCGTGAAGTAACAACGGAGGTAAGTAGATATGGCACTCTCGGGAGGCCATTGGGACACCCTGGCAGAGGTGCTCAAACTCACCCTGCCTACCCTGATACCGGGCACGGTGGACGAGGATGTAAAGCGGGGCAACCCCGTTGACATCCTGCCATTCGCACAGGCCAACCACACCGGAGAGCTAATCCGGTGGCTGCGTGAGTCCACGACCGCTGAAAGCGATGTTACCAACATCGGCATCGGTGGCCAGACCGCCTTCTCCGAGGGCGTGACTTACGATGTCAAAGAGGCCACCCTGCGGATCAAATACATCATGCGGAAACTGGACAAGTACGTGCCCTCCATCCATGGCACCATGAACGACTACGAGGAAATCCTGTTCAAGGAAATAATGCGGGGCATGACCAAGGCGCTGGGCAACGACATCATCTACGACGACTTCACCTACGACGGCTCCGGCCTCCAGATGGATGGGCTCCATGCCACCGCCGCCCTCAATGCCGGAGAGGCCTGGGACATAGACATGGGCGAGGCTGCGCTGAGCCTGGAGCAGATGCGGATAATGTCCGATGAACTCAAGCACGGTTACGACTTCTGGCTGATGCCGTTCGCAATAGCCCGGAAGATTGATGCCGCCTACATGGAGAAGGGCCTCGTTGGTCTGAAGGCCGACACCGCCGGCACCATGGGCCTGATTGAGTTCACGAAAAACGAAGCTGGTGCGCGTATGACCTTGTTCGACGGCAAGCCCATCATCCGTTCCGACTTCATGGTGGCCGAGCAGGCCAACACCGGCGTCGGCTCCGATGCCCGTGCGAAGTACACCTCCGGCGTTAAGCAGTACTCCGTCTTCGCCATACTACGTGGGCAGGCTTCCCTGGCGGAGGAGGACCCCGGCCTCAAGGTAGCCTTCGGCAACACGGAGACGGAAGGCGGGTTCTTCAACCTGGAGATGTTCGACAAGCTGGAGAACTACATCGGCAAGGCCATGCGGATGGCGTCCTACACCGAGCTGGTGCCGGGCAGCAAGTATTGTGTTGGGAGGATTTTCGATATCACAAATGTCGCCGTCCTCGTATAGGGGAAATAAAGAGGAGGAAGTGCAATGCCAAGAAACGAATATGGTTTAGAGGTGAGGAACGGCCAAACCCTTACCCTACCCCCGTACGAACCTGGGCAGGAAAAGTACCAGAACCTCGCCATACCGGATGTCTACGCCATTGGCTCAAGCCAGCTATACCCCACAGGCAGCATCTTCAGGAAGGGAATAAGAACTTTCATCTACACGAAGATTGTCGCTGGGGTCACGGTGGTTGGCGCTGGCTACTGCATGGAGTCAACTGCCGAGGTGAAGGATGTCACCAATGGGGTTATCTCAGGGGCGGCAGGTGCCAACACCCTGATAGTGAACATGGGTGGGGCTGTTGCCGTCAATGCCTACGCAGGTGGGTTCATCGGCATCAAGATGGGCACCGGAAGTGGCACTACCGTTGGCCGGTATAGCACCTACCAGATTATCTCCAACACCGTCCAGGACGCCAACAACCGGGTGACCTTTACCATTGACGGCACCCTGGTTCTGGCCTTGACCACTGCCGACGATGTGGTCATCACAGAGAACCCCTATGCCGAGGTAAGAACCACACTCAATCTCTACGGCATGTGCGTAGGCATCAACCTTCAGACCCTTGTGGCAAGCCAATACTGCTGGCTGCAAACTGGTGGCCCCAACAACATGCTCTCACAGCTTATAGCTCTTGAGGGCGACACGGTAAACTCAATCGCCGTGTACAATGTCGCTGGTGTGCCCCAGGTAGTCGCAGGTGGCGCTGCCGGTGCAAGCACTCTGGGCGGCATCGAGGTTGCCATGTTACAGCGGATCGGGTATGTCTACGCCTCCACCGACATTGGAGGGCCGGGCGGAACCCCAGCCGACATCACCGTCTCCCCGCCAGTGTTCCTGAGCATCTTCAATTAGGAGGAGCGAAGTGCCATCAAACCTGGCCGACCTGGACATGAGAGAGCTACAGGACAAGTGCCGAGACAGGGGCATACCCTGGAGGGGCGTCAAAACCGCAGAGGAGCTCAGGGAGGCACTGACGAACCCCACCCCTGGCGAAGAGTAGCGCCATAGGCTTTGCCGGTTGTGCCTCAAAACAACCGGCTTAGAGGAGGCGCATGGCTGAAATCGCAGTAGCCAACCCGGTCGAGAAAAAGAAGTGGCCACCGATTGAGGAGGTCACCTTAGAGTTCCCTCTCAGGGAGTGCGAGAACTGCGGCTGGAGCCTCTTGGATGCCCCGGCCAAGGCCACGGAGAAGGGCTTCAACAGTGACCGTAAGATGGTCTACACCGACTTCTGCCCCCGCTGCGGCCGTGGCTACGTCGTCTGGACGGAGTCTGTTCAGGCGGTGCCAACTCCGGCACCGGTGCCAGAGACCGGGGCCCCTAAACGGGTCTACGATGTTCCCGATAATCTTGCTCCTCCAGAGAGACCTGCCCCGTTCAAGGGAGCCTACTACTGCCCCAAGTGCAACAAGAACCACATGGAGAAGTCCAAACTGGGCAAGACCCATCTGAAGCACAAGGAAGGGAACTGAAATGAGAGTCGTCAGTGTTACCAAGGCGATAGCTGCTGCTGGAAACTATGACGCCGAGGATGTTCTGTCCGAGTCAGCGTCGGCTGGGACTGCCTGGCAGTTCTCAGATATCGCAAGGAAAGGTTCCAGGGGATACATAACTAACGCCCGGGTTGCCTGCGAGACCACGGGATTGAAACACCGCCTGACACTATACTTGTTCAAGGCCACGCCAGCTTCGGAACTGGACGATAATAAGGCCAACACCGCCCTGCTCCATGCTGACCTCGCCAACTATCAGGGGAAGATAGATTTCCCCGGATTGGAAGACCTGGGCGGGGATTCCGAGGCCGTGGCCACGCCGTCCACCGTAGGGAACTTGCCCTTGGCTTTTGAGTGTGCTCCTGATGATGGCGACCTATTTGGCATCCTGGTGACAAGGGACGCCATCACGGGCGAGACAGCCACAGACGACTACACCGTAACACTAACAGCGGAGGATTAGCCGTGGTCATGGCCAGGTCTCCGGCCTTACGCTTTCCCAGAGCCTCTTATTTTCCAAAGTATGTCCCTACAGCAGATTGTGTCCTTTACCTGCCAGGCCAGGACGACCAACAGAGTGCCGTCATTAGGGACCGGAGCGGGAAAGGGAACAACGGTGCCAGCACCGGCTCATCGTGGGTAAAGCTGCCCAGTGGCCTGTGGGTCATTAGTATGGCAGGCAGTGGTGAGATAGAGTTTGGCAATGACTCCAGTCTTGATTTTACAACTGCGCTTACGGTTGACATGTGGATTAACACCACCAGAGTAGGTGACGACCTCTTACACAAATATGAACTTGCAGGAGATAGAGCGTGGGCTGTTTGGATAACGGCAACCGGCAAGGTTTCTTTTAACATAGATAATTCCCCTGTTTCTGTTGGGGCTGATACTGCGATTACCGATGGGATATGGCACCGTCTTACTTTCGTTTACAACAGTGTAGATATGCGGATTTATCTGGATGGAGTTCTTGACTGCACTCCTGCAGCACATACAGCAGGCATCAGCGTGGAGGCAGCAACTTTGCAGTTTGGTTCCAACCAACTTGTAGGTGCTTTTACTGGGAGACTGGGCTTTCCTTTTGCACTTTTCAATATTGCTAAAACTGCCGCTCGGATAGCATGGGACCACAGGGCTGAGCGGCACCTATTTGGAGTTTAGGGGGTATCAGTAATGCTTAAAAGATTCCGGGAAGATTGTGGCCATGATGAGACACCTCCTACCGGCTGTGTAGTGACTGAGCGGTGGGAAGTCGGCAAGGGCCAGGTAATCTAATGGGCAAACACGGGCACAAAGACGATAAGAAACCCAAGGGGAAATAGTTGGCCAAGCGCACCTACACCGAACTGACCGACCGGGTGGAGGAGTTCCTCCAGGACTCTACTAATGTCGTGTTCTCTGCCACTGAGATCCAGTCCATGTTCACGGACGTTCTCTACCGGATCGCCAGCTACAAGCTGGTAATCACAAGGCACTCCCTGACCACCATCGCCTCGAAGGAACTCCAGATAGCCACCATAGCCGACCTCATTGACCCCCTGTATGCCGAGTACACCGTGGACAAAAATCCCCGCAACTTCCGCAACATCATACGCCGGGGCAACACCGTGGAACTGGACATAAATATCATACCCACTGCCGCTGAGACGGTCTACCTCTACTGCAAGAAGCCGCACCGCATAAACCAGATGACGGACCTGGCGGGGGCCATAGACCTCCCCGGAGACACCTATGCCGCTGGGGATACCACGATTCATGTTGACGGCCTCCAGGCTACCGCTACCATCCCGGTGGACACCGAGTTCACCATCGCTGGTATCCAAGGGGTCTACAGGTTGACGACCGCTGCTACCATAGCCAGCAGCGAAGGCGACCTGACCTTCTTCCCAGGCCTACTTGAAGCTGTGGCCGATGGTGTCGCGGTTACCTTTGAGCAGTCCACCCTGGACCCCATCCTGGAAGACCTGTTCATAAACTATGTGGCGGCCCGGGTGGCTGTGAGCAAGTCCGCCAAGTATCTCCAGCAGATTAACACCGCGCTCACCGCCATGACGGCGACGACCACGGCTCTGGGTAAGGTGACGGCTGAGGTGGCGCAGGCCATCGCAGACCTGGACTCCGGCCGGTCTCTCATAAATGCTGTCAACGTGGGCGGGAAGCCCCAGACGGAGTACGTCAACTATGCCGTCGCTGGCGTGGGCAATGCCCAGGGCTACATCAGCGAAGCCAACGGCTTCATAAACGAAGTGGTGGCGGAACTCAACCTGGCCCGGTCCGGCTCCAGGACCACGCTGGAATGGGGCAAGGCCCTGGAGCGGGAAACGATATCCGAACTCAAGAAACTCCAGGAGCAACCGGAGCACTTCTGGCAGGAATACCCCAAGGATTAGTCGGTGCGAAGCCTGAGCGCCGACCTCACCAGCAAACAAAAATCGGCCAGCATACCCGTACTGGTCAAGATTCAACTCACCCAGGGTGGCAACGACGATACCTATGAGCAAGACCGGATACTCAAGATAGTCCAGCCCGAGAAGCCCTACAGCCAGAAAGCCCTGGTGGTCCTCAACAACTCCGACAAAGCCATCACCGCCAACTACAAGGGCTACAAAGGGATAATCTCCAAGGGGATGACCACGGATTCTGGGGCCGAGTATTCTCCCTCGCCGCCCCTGTGGGTTGTGGGCCAGGAGTACCATTCCTCAGAGGGCAAACTCACTGTCGCGCTGGAGCTCCAGGGCACCCCGGACTTCCTGGAGAGCGACAAGGCAAGCACGGAGCACGAGCCCGAACAAATAGAAATCAAGACCATCAAAAACGTCATAGACGAGTTGCTGGCGGGCATCTCCGTATGGGTTCAAAACACAGCCTATAGCGTGGGTGACCTCGCAAAGCCCACCAGCTCCAACGGCTTTGTCTTCAAATGCACCACTGCGGGCACCTCGGGCGGCTCGGAGCCTACCTGGGACACCGATATTCAGGACACCACGGCAGACAACACCGTGGTCTGGACCAACGTGGGCAAGGAAATCACCTCCTACTCCCACTGCTTGAACTACACCGTCACATGGGACTCCGAGGACACCGTGGTAGACGTGCTGTTCATCGGCGATTTCTACCGCATTGCGTTGAACGATTCCAGGCTGGACAAGATAAGGTTCCTGCTCCAGTACACCAAAATGAGGTTCCGGGTTGAGGATGACGAGGAGATACATTTCTTCGTGCCTACAATTATTGGGAACACTTGGGTCGCGGATACAGTCTACAACCTGAATGACTACGTGCAGCCCACATCGCCGAACAACAACTTCACCTACAAAGCTACAGCGGTGGCGGGCGACCAGAAATCAGGGGCATCCGAACCCTCCTGGCCCACCACGGCAGGCAATACCGTGGTGGACGACCAGGTAACCTGGACCGCTATCGGTTTTGACTACGAGTATTCCCTGGCGTCCGGGGAGCACGACTTCTTTGCCAAGACCTACCGGAACCGCCTCGTCATCCCCAACGAGGTTACCGTCAAGACTCCGCCTGATTACGCCACGGCCTACACCGGGACGGCCACCTACAGCACGGACAAAGACCTCATAGACAAACGGGTATATGAGTACCTGCGGCTAACCAGCAATGCTCAGGGTGCGTCTGTAGCTGGCTTCGTACTTGATAGAGCAAGGCTGGATGCCCAGTCGGGCTCCGGGTCGGCACCCATGAATGTCGGCGCCGAACCCTTTGACTTCGTTAAGATGACGGATAGCCGGGAGAACCAGGACAGGCTCGGCACCATAGGCTACCTGGAGTTCAACTATGAGCCGGGTCAATACTGGTTCCGCTTCGGCCTGGGGGAGCCGAGGCTTGGCGGCTTGTGGAGCCTCCTTGCCTCGCCGGCGGAGCAGCCAGTAGGAGAGCTACGGGCCGTGACGCTTGAGGGGTTGAATGAAGCGTTGCAGACCCTCGCCGGGCAAGTAAACGAAGCCTTTGGCAAAAGCGGTGCCCAAGTAAATTCAGCCCTGGGCGATGTTGACGATGAAGTAAAAGACATCTGGACCGCCATCGAGAAATTGCAGAGCCGGGACTTCACCAACCAGATATCTGGGCCCTCGACTTCTGGCCGCACCTGGCAGCAGGTGGTCATAGTAGCCAAGGCCTTCGGGGACTTCGAGGCCATTCAGGATGCCATAGACGACATCACGGACGCTGCTTCGGACAAACGCTACGCGGTGCTGGTCATGCCAGGGGTGTTCGATGAAGACATCACCATGAAGGCATACGTGGATGTGGTGGGGGTGGACAAGGGTGGGTGCGTCTATAAGCCCACCAGCACTAATCAATGGGACATGGCCAACGACTGCGTGTGGCGCAACTTCACTATAGAACCTGCGACCACCAGCCAAGATTCTGTCCGCATCGCCAATGGGGATGACAATGCACTAATCCAGGACATTATTCTTGCTGCGTTCATGTCTACCAACTCTACTTTCTCTCTGGGCTCCGGGAAACTCCTCAATGTGACTAATGACCTCGTCGCAGGGGATTGTGGCAACGCCATTGGAATCCTTGGCACAAGCACCAAAACCATCATTGAGAATGTCAACCTACGGAGTAATCGCAGTAGCGCTCGGCCCGTAACTGTCCAGTCCGGGGGCATAGTGGATGGGCGCAACTGCCATTTGGTACAAGGCAAAGCAAGCCTCTCCGCCCTCCTCTCAACTGCCAAGAGCAGGTGGACGGGCTGCACTTTTGAGGCAGTGGGCTTCACAGGGGACACCCGAAACGGTGTGGTTGAGGGGGGTGGCATATTCACGGGATGCCATGGGTATGCCCTTGGCGTCAGTGGCGCTGTGGGGGTTACCTCCTACCTTATAAGTGCCACAGCAGACCTGTCGTGGGTGGGTGGCAGTATGGACGCCAACTGGTCACTTGGCACACCCCGAGGGGTAAAAATAGCGGCTTCTGTTGACCTGCACTTCCATGGGGTGCACTTTAAAGAGGCCTCAACCAATTTCATATGGTTCCAGTTCACGGGAAATAATGCGACTTGCGCAGTATCTGGTTGCGGATTTGAGGGCCTGGGGAGTGGTGGTGGAATCGTGACCTCCGATGGAGGCTTGACAGGTTGTACCCTCCACTGGGGAGAAGGTAATGCCCTTGATGCCAAGGGAGTAGGTGACCCATCCGATGTTACTGTGGTTGGGCCCATACAGCGCTTCTACTCGGCACCCGAACTGACAATCTCCGGCGGGGCCATAACCAAAACTGGTTCGAGCCATGTAGTGGATACGCAGGGGGATACAAGCACGGATAACCTGGACACCATCAGCGGGGGCACTTACCTTGGTGAAATCCTGCTCCTCCGGGCTGTCCACACTGACCGTACGATTGTGGTTCGCCACGGAGTAGACAACATCCACATGATGGGAGAGGCGAATGTGTCTCTGGATACTACCGAGAAGCTGCTGCTGCTCTTCTACGATGGTTCCAACTGGTTGGGGTTTGGTGCGGATATCAGTTTACCTATTCTGGGCACCGATGTTGAGGTCTCCGAGTTAGGCGCCGCCACCTACGATGATGTTCAGGACTATATCAACTTCTTCGGGGACAGGACGCTGTTATCGGGTGGCGGAATTACCGACAATGGGGACGGTAGTGCTACCGTAGCTGCTGGAACTGCATGGGCTAAGGCCACTGACTCCGATGCTGCGCTGGGTAAGTTCTTTGACTTCTCCGCAGATGCTAATGTGGCGCTAACTAACCTGGCAACAAACTATGTGTATCTGGATTATAACGCTGGCACCCCTCAAATAGTTGTCTCAACTGACATCCTGACGCACGGATTCAAGCAAGACCATATTCATATAGCGACGATATTCCGTAACGGAACAACCCTGCACTTCCATGAGGAAGATACCATAGGGATAGGAAGAATCAATAGAGCGGATATGCGCTTGCTGGAACTGCGTGATGCTGAGCGTGCCTCTGGGTTAGTGACTTCAGACGGTGGTTCATTAGCGCTCTCAATCACATCAGGTGTAATCTACGAAGGGCTTAACAGGCACACTACATCTGTTGACGGCTCCACATGGTCCACCTGGCACTACAACTTTGGCACCTCCGCCTGGGTGGAGACGACTGGACAATCCGCCATAGATAACGCCAGGTACAACCCCACTGGTAGCGGGACTGGCTTGGCTAACCTGACCGCTAACAGATTCGCCGTTCACTGGGTCTATGTAGATATTGACGGGGAGAACCTCTTTATAGTTTATGGGCAGGGGGATTACAAAGCCAACGAGGCGGAAGAAGCGGAAGTTCCCTCCCTACTGCCCGACATAGCATTAAAGTATGGTGTTCTGATAGCCAAGATTATCGTCCAGCAGGGTCAGACCGCACTGACCATCACGTATCCCTGGACGACACACTTCACATCCTCATTCGCTACAGACCACGGCTCCTTGGCTGGATTGGGCGATGATGACCACACCCAATATCTAAGACACGCCCTTGCTACCGCAGTCAACGACTTCCTTGTTGCTTCCGGCTCTGGAGCTTATGTAAAGAAAACACTGGCTGAGACTTTGGCAATTCTTACGCATACAGTAGCCTCTCATTCAGATACCAGTGCTACTGGGTCAGAGTTAAATACCCTGACAGATAATTCTATGGCTGATACCCTACACAGACATTCAGAGTTAAGTGCAAGTGATGGAAGTCCTGATGCTGTTTTAAGTCTTAATAGTGGTGGAAATGCACTGTTTCTTAAAGTAGACCCAGTATTTACACTTCAAAATGCAAATGCCACAGGATTTGAATATTTTGAATTCGGAAAGACTGTTACCAGTAGTTTTGTCAGGAGTGGATATGTTGGAGAAGGTAGTTCAGGGAATGAGAATATATATTTAGCTGCTGATATTGCAGATGTAATATTGATAGCTGCTGGCGATATTATTCTCTCTCCAACAGGAAATGTAGGCATAGGTGTAGCAGACCCGGATACAAAACTTGAAGTATTCAATGCAGGTAATCAATTAAAACTATCTTTTGATGGAACAGATAATGCTATTTTTGCAGTAGATACTGATGGCGTTTTGACCATAACTCCAAGTGGGGCTGCGGTTGATTTTGCTTCCAAAGCTATAATTAATGTCTTAGATTTAGACCTTGGTTCTGCGTCCGCCGCGGGCACCCTCTGGGCTATGTTAACCGCTGCAAATGCTGGCACAGCTTTGGTCATTAAGTCAAGGGACAGCATCGATATCCATAGAGCAAGATTAGGCTTGAGCGGCGGTGTTGATACTGCTGTGTGGACATATACCAACAGCACTATCGCAGGCATGGTGCTGAGTGGTGCTCTGGATGTAGCAGGGCAATACATCACCTTCCTGGAAAGAGCGGCTCCAGGTGCAGGGGCGGCTAATGAAATAAGGATGTATGGCATAGTGGATGGAGGCTCTCTGTCCGACATGGCCTGCGTATTCCAGGACGGCACGGTGGACATCTTCGCTCAGGAAGTAACCCCTCTGGACTCCCCCATTTTCCGCTATCCATCCAACACTGTGGGGCAGCTTCGCATGAGGAAGCCACACCCGGGCAGCCAGATATTTGAGATGGTGTTTCCTGACGGCTCTGTCTTTACACTGAAGGAACTGGAGCACCACGACTTTGACAAGATAGCAGCCGACCAGGGCAGTGAGGGGCCATTACCTGCGGACTGGCTTGTGGAGACTGCGGCTCAGAGAGTGGCCCGTAATGAGGCAGAGCGAGAGGCCAAGCGGTTGGCAGTTGAAGAGGCAAATAGGATTGTGGAGGTAGCATGAGCAAGGTATTCAAGAACATAGTCCTGAAAGGTTACAACGGAGAGTCCATGAGGATGGGGGTGAGGGAAAATGAAGGCGACCCAATAGAGTTAAAGGAAGCAAAGCTGGACTCCGTTATGCGGGTCATCCTCAACAATGCCCCACTCCAGACCCAGCAGGACTCCATAAACGGCATGAGGCTGGCCCAGGCCCTTGATAAGGTCAAGAACGGGGCTGAGCCCATTGAGTTGGAGGACGGGGTGCATGACTGGTTCAAACCAGTGGCGGAGAAGCTGACCCCGTCCATATTCAGGGTCAACGGCAATCTTGTCTACAAGCACATCTGCGAGGGGTTTGAGAAGGTCCACCCTGGAAAGGAAAAGGAGTAAACCAATGAGTGACGAGGCTTTCCAGCAAGAGGTCTTGCAGCGCCTGACCGCTGTAGAAACCGAACTGAAGTTGATGCGGCGCAACGGCTGGGGCAAGCTCGCAGGGTCAGGTGGGACGGGTGGCGGTGTTGCTGTTGCTCTGATTGTCGCAGCTCGTATGCTCGGCCTCCTATGAAGGAGACGGACTTAAGTGGCAGTCCTGCTAATAGGTGGCGTAGCCCATCGCAACCTTGAGGTCATGCACGGCAGGGAAGCCCTGGAGAAATGGCTACCGGAACTATGCACCCTGATTGGCATGAAGCCGGTGGGCAAGGTTCATGTGGAACTTTACGCCCACTGGCCCGATGGTGCTCCATCGGCGGTACTATTCATCGAGGAGAGCGCCATCCTTGTCCACACGTATCCCGAGAGATGGTACATTGAAATCCTGCTCCATAGCTGCAAGCCTATCCCCGGTGAAGATGAAGACGGTGGCCCAGTGACCGATGCCATCGTAGCGCAACTGTCCCTGGATGTGCGGGAGCGCCACTACCTGGGCACCTTCAACTGGAGAACTTTGTCTACGTAGCCCACTCTCACCTCTTTCCTAAGCTGCCCGGTTAGCGGCTCTCCCCCTTGCTGCTGCCGGGCGGCTGCTTTCCCCCCTTGACAACCACTGAAAAAGTGGTAAGATAGTAACCATGAAACACACCACTACTCAGAGACCAATGAGGGCCATTTGCACCTGTTTGAAGTGTAATCATGTCTGGGTAAGCAGGGCAGATGGACTGCCACCCCGGTGCCCAAGTTGCCACACGAGACGCTGGATGGTGAAGGCTTAATGGTTAGCAACAAAGACCCATATTTTGCTCGCTATCCTGAGAGGCGCAAAACCCAGGGGCAGGTGGCAAATGCTATCCAGTCTGGCAAGCTTATCAAGCTTGGCTATTGCGAAGTGTGTGGCGTAAAAGGTGAGCGCTTAGAAGGTCACCACGCTGACTATAGCAAGCCCTTAGAGGTCACATGGCTTTGTAACCTTTGCCATAAGGCAATAAACCATTCTACTCCAAGGGCGGAACATAACCCTAACCCCATTAAGGCAATGGGCAATAAGCAATGTAGAGGCATGGCTAAAGCGAGAATAGGTCAACTTCACACCTGCAAGAGGTGCGGCCATGAATGGCATGGCCGCCAAGAGTCAACGCCAATCAGGTGCCCCAACAAGGCGTGTCTGAGCCCCTACTGGCAGAGGGATAGGAAGGGGGAGCAGTGATTGAATTCAGAGGAATCCGCACCACAAAAGGCCCCGTGGTCATGTATCAGATCGGGGGAGAGGGCAGCAATGGTAAACCGACAGTCCTGGACCCCGGGCCGTCTCTACTGCTGGCCAACCACTCACCCACGGGTTTTGAGTGGGGCTACCT